CCTTGATACAGTGCCAAAACAGGTGAACGCGAGACCCCTATGATTCTGTGCGTGTAACCGTCAAGAACAATACCTATGCAAAACAATCACATCCGGTTCCTTGTCGACCAGTACGGCGTGGCAAACGTGGCTTGGTTTATTCGTTTGATGAAGCAAGGCACGCCACCCGAGCAACTGGCAGGATATTGCGTGCCAAATGCTCAGGACAGCCGGCGTGACGGTGTTTTCCGGGCGCTTCAATACGCCGCCACCGTTCCCAACTCGATGCTGCCTCCGGAGATCCTGGGAGCCTTAAAGCCATGACGCAGCGGGAATACGCCAAGCACGCCGGTGTTTCGCATGGCTACGTCACCCAACTGGCTGCGAAGGGGATGCCGATGGACAGCCCGGAGGCCGCCGATGCCTGGCGGAAGAAAAACATCCGCGCCAAAGCTACTACGCAACACATCGACACACCGCACCAACAGGAACCCACCGCAATCGAACAGGAAGGCCCCTACAGGCCTGCGGAAGCCTCAAACCATATCAACACCGCCACCGCCTCTTGCGACTCGCCAGAAGGAGCCTACGAGAGGCAACGGCAAATCGAGCTGGAAGCCTACAAGCTGGTTGTGGTTGCCATGAGAGAAGGCCGTGCCGACACCGCCCGCCTCGTTTCAATCCATGCAGCCGCGGCAAAGAACCTTACGTCGGCCCGTGACGAGGTGATCGCCCAGGCCGAGAAGGAACGGCGCCTGGTCTCCGGAGACTGGGTGCGGAAGGTGATGCAGGAGCACGATGGGGCGGTGGCCTCGCTGCTGAAGGCGATGCCCAAACAGCTCTCCGGCCGGATAGCACCGCACGACCCCGAGCACGCCGAGCGTGAATTGACCAGGTGGGTGCAGGAGGTCTGCCTCAAGACGTTACACAATACAGACCCATGGAAAGCCTGACCGACCTCCAGCGCAGCCTTTTGGACTACCGGCGCAACCTCTACCGGCCCACTCCACAGCAGACGGTGGTCGAATGGTCCGAGGCCAACCTCCGGCTTACCCAACGGCAGACCGAGCACCCGGGACCGTTCTCGACGTCTGTCAGGCCGTACACCCGTGAACCCATGGAGGACTGGAAAAACCCATCGGTCTCCGAGGTGACGCTATGCTGGGGAAGCCAAACCTCGAAGACAACCACCCTGATGGCCGGCCTGGCCTGGCTAATTGCCAACGAGCCGAGCCCGGCCTTGTGGCTGATGCCTTCCGAGAATCTCGCCCGATCCTTCTCGAAATCCCGCTGGCTACCCATGCTGGAGGACAGCCCGACCATGTTGGAATGTTTCCCAGCCGAGGCCGACAAGATCACCAACCTGGAGCAGAACTTCACCCGGTCGACCCTGACGTTTGTCGGATCCAACAGCCCGGCCAACCTAGCCAGCCGGCCGGTGCGTGTCTTGATTGCCGACGAGGTCGACAAGTTCGCCGAGGCAACCAGCAAGGAAGCCGATGCCCTCGACCTGGCTGAACAGCGCCTCAAGAGCTTTTCAAGTAGCAAGGCCTTCATGACCAGCACGCCCACTGTGGTCGAAGGCCGGATATGGCAACGGTTCCTCCGCGGCGACCAGCGCCGGTACTACCTGCCATGCCCACACTGCCGGGAGCTGATCAAACTCGAATGGCGCCAAGTGACCTGGGACGACGCCAAGACCGACGACGGAAAACACGATCTAGCCAAGGTTCGGGCCTCCGCCCACTACGTCTGCCAGCTCTGCATCGGTAAGATCACCGATGCCCACAAGGTGGCAGCCCTCCGCCATGGACAATGGCGCCCAGAGAATCCCAACGCCATGCCCGGTGTTCGATCCTACCACCTAAGCAGCCTCTACAGCCCGGATCGAAAATGCACCTGGGGCCACCTGGCCGTGGCCTTCCTCGAAGCAAAATCCTCGATGGCCGGACTTCAGGGCTTTATCAATGGCAACCTGGCCGAGCCCTGGGAGCAACAGGACATCCAACAAGAACGGCCCGAGACATCCGCCACGGTGACGCTCGATGGCGGCCGCCGCTACCTGACCGCAGACGTCCAGGCCGTGGCGCCGTTCCTGTGGTGGGTCTGCCGCGAATGGAAGGACGGCAACTCGACATTGATCGCCGCGGGCCATGCCGACGACTTCGCAGCCCTCCGCCGGGTACAGGTGGCCCTAAATGTCCATGACATGGATGTTGGAATCGACTCCGGCTTCAACACGCAGACGGTTTACGACGCCTGCGCCGCCTATTCCTCGGTGACGTCCAACCCAATCACGTTCCCGTGTGGCCTGCGCTACCCACCAGAAGGAGGTCTCAGAAAGCCCATGGTGATCGGCTGGATGCCTTTGAAAGGCCGGGAGACCGGCGCGCGGTTCACCTCGGCATCCGGTGCTGTCCATCCGTTCGGCCTGTCGACATCCTCCTCGATGCGGACTGACGTGGTGCAGCCCCTCCTGGTATTCGACACCGAGCACCTCCGGGACATGCTATCGAGGCTCCGAAAAGGCGACATCGACCGGGAATGGGGCGTCCATCAGGAACCGCCCAGTGTGCAGGCCGAAGGCGCCTATATCGCCGATCCCGACCTTTACTGGCGGCACCTCGACTCACACATCCTCCGACCACAGGCAAATCGTGCCGGCCGGATCAAACACGTCTGGGTGAAGCGCAACCAGAAATGGCCGGACCACCTACACGACTGCGAAATCATGCAGCTCGCCATGGTCATGTTGTGGAACGACCTTGTTTCTACTCCGGAGCAATAACTTTTACTAACTGGTTGAAGGCAGGCCAAACACCTGCAGGGTCTCCGCCGGAATGTTCACATTCACGGTGGCCATCAAAAGGAGCTACCTCCGGGCTGTCTACTCGACGCTCGGTGGCGTGACCCTATTGGCTGCCTTGTCGGCCAAGTCCGTGGCGGCATCGTCGGTGATCGAATCCGGACAGGTTGTCCGGTCGACCTCATCGTCGGATGTGTCCGTCGAGTTTGCCGAGCCAGGCAAAGGCGCTCCCGCACCGTCGGAGATGGTCGAGATGTGGGAAAGTCTAATCGGGGACTACGAGCTGGCTGTTTACTACCTCGGCCAGGACGGCATTGCCAGCCCCACCGATGCTCAGATTTACGCCAAGCTGATGGCCGTTGTTCTGGTTGCTGCCACGTCTTACGGCGGTGACTTCTCGAACTTTCGCCGAGAGGCGAGCTACCGGGTGGGGATGTCCTAATGGGTTTCCTCGACACCATCCTGGCCAAGTTCCGTTCGGCACCCGTCGACCGTTATGAGGGCGCCTCGAACTCGATTCGGCGTTCCTTGCTAGATACGAGCTACACCTCGGTGCGGTTCGATGTCACCAGCTCCACCCGGCAGCAGATCGTCCGAAAGAGCCGTTTCTTTGAACAGAACAACGCGGTGATGAACCGCCTGGGTGACCTGTTCGAGAACTACACGGTCGGCAGCAACTTCTCGGTGCAGCCGGCTTCCTCGGATCCGGAATGGAATCTCAAGGCCAAGAAATGGTGGGATATCTGGTGCAGATATCCGGACATTGGATCCCGGCAGTCTTTCGGCACCCTGATGTCATTGGCTGCCCGCGGTTGGTTCTACGACGGCGAATCTTTTATCTTGCTCACTAAGGGCGAAACCGGCCGGCCCCGCCTGCAGCTCATCGAGCCGCAGCAGGTTTCCACCCCTACCGGGCAGGAGAATCAACCGGACATCTTCGACGGTGTGCGGTTCGATACTCGCACCGGTCGGGCTCTCAGTTACTTCGTCGGCCAGGAGCAACAACAGGGACAGCTCGCCGACATTCGCTCGATCTCATCCGACTCGATCATTCACATCTACGAAGCCCAGCGTGCCGGCCAGCTCCGCGGCCTGCCGTTCGTGGCATGTGTGATCAACGACCTTCACGACCTGGACGACCTCCAAAAGCTGGAGATGGAATCCTGTAAGCTGGCCTCCAGTGTGGCCCAGGTGATCAAGACCAGCTCCGGGGAAGTTCAGGCCACCAGCCTGCGCTCAGGTGTGGCTGGTTCTCAAGGCACCGCGCAGAACTACTACGAAAACGTGTTTGGTTCCTCGGTGAAGGTGCTGAAGTCCGGCGACGAGTTCGAGCAGTTCCAAGCCGACCGCCCCAACGTCAACATGCGCGAATACTGGCGTAACCTGACCGAGAAGGTGTGCGCCGGCGTCGGCATCCCGTACATCCTGGTATTCCCCGAGGGAATGCAGGGGACCGTCTACCGCGGCGCCCTCGATATGTCGTCGGTGTGGTTCCGGAGCCGCCATCAGGTGATGGCATCGGCCGCCCGCCGTATCTGGGAACACGTCATGGAGTACGCCATCCGGGTGGATCCCAGCCTGCGCGACTCTCCCGACGACTGGTACGAAGTCGCCATTCAGGCGCCGCGGGCTCCGAATGTCGACGTCGGCCGCAACTCTGCAGCCCAACTGGCCGAGCTGGAAGCCGGTGTGACGACGTTCGACGAGATCTATGGCGCCCGCGGTATCGACTGGCGCTCCGCCTTGGAGTCGAAGGCTCAACAGGCCAAATACATTCAAGACCTGGCCGGAAAGTACGGCATCGACGTCTCGCAAATCTCGACCGCCCAGAAGCAGCCCATCGCCCCGGAGCCAGCCGACATGGCCATGCAGGAAAACCCGTCGGGCACTATGCCTGAACAAATCCCGGCCGAGCCCATCCAAGAGGTTGTCGCTGTGGCAGGCCCGAAGAAACGCAAACCTAGGGCCAAGAAAACTGAATGACTAAAGTAAACAACTGGCTTTCCTACCAGCCGCGGGCCTCGGCCATGGAGCCCGCCACCATCCAGATCTTCGACCAAATCGGTGAGGACTGGTTCGGTGGTTCCGGTGTGTCGGCCAAGGCCTTCAGCCAAACCCTGCAGGACGTCGGCCAAGGCCCCCTTGTGGTCGAGATCAACAGCCCCGGCGGAAACGTCTGGGATGGTCTCGCCATCTACAACATGCTCCGCGGCCGTAATGCCCAGGTGACCACCCGGGTGGTCGGCATTGCCGCATCCATTGCCTCGATCATTGCCCTGGCCGGTGACACGGTTGAAATGGCCGATGCCTCGTTGTTCATGATTCACGACCCCTCCGGAATGGTGGCAGGCACCTCGGAGGACATGCGACGGATGGCGGACGCTCTCGACCAGCATGCCGAGATTCTGGCCGGCATTTACGCCAAATGCACCGGAAAGCCTGTCGCTCAAATCCGCGCGGCAATGAGCGCCGAGACTTGGTTCACCGCCCAGGAGGCCATGCAGTTCGGATTCGCTGACTGCATGACCGAGCTGCCCGCCATGGCTGCCTGCTGGCATCCGCGGGCGGTCACCCGATCCGCACCGCCCACCGTTCGCCGCAATCTCGAACGCGGCATTCAGCAATACGAAGACGGCCTTGGTGGCGATGGTCTCGAAGAGGCCACCGTGATCGACGCCCGTAATCTGGCCAAGGGCGAAGAGCCCAGCATCGAGAAGGTCAAAAAGGCCGTGGCCTGGTGGGCACGCAATGACCGATTCCTCGAAGCAGAGCCTAACACCCCGGCCGACGTGGCTGCCAACCTATGGGGAGGCGCCGCCGGCCGCGACTGGTTCAATGCACTCGCCGCTCAGATAGACCAGGAACAGGAGCTATCCGAGTCCGAGGACAAACTTTCTACGGCAGGCACTTCCGCCTCCGCAGATGGCGCGACAACCGCGCCGACATCACAGCAGACACCACACAACATGACTGAATCCAACACCGTGGTGGCGGCCGCTCCTAGTGCGCCGACCGCCCTCGACATCGACGCCATCGTCGCCAAGGCCGTTGCCGCTGCCATCAGCGCCAAGACCATCACCGCCGCCCCGGCCCCGGAGCCCATCGCCCCGGTTCGCATCGAGAACCTCGGAAACCCGTTGCTTGAGGCTCACAAGAAGATGCAGGCCGGTGCCGACCGCCGCTCCTGGTTGATCTCCAACCACAGCGAGCTGTTGCGCCAGAGCGCCATCCACGCCCCCCAGAACGCCAACACGTTCGCCTCGGGCTTGGTTGTCGATTATCTCGCCGATGCAGTGATCACTGTGGCCGCCACTCGTTTGGCCCTAGTTTCAGCTTTCAGCCGCAACGTCGGCCTGGACAACCTCAGGCCCCGCGCGTCCGTGCAGGTGAAGAAATATACCACCGGCACCGCTGCCCAGACCAACCCGACGTCCTGGGAAACCAACAACGATTCGACGCTGGCCGCCACCGCGGTCACCGTGAACCAGATCTCGAAGAACTTCACGGTAACCCAGCAGGAGCTTAACCAGGGCTTCATGTTGTCCGACTTGGCTGCCGGTTCCGCCGACCTGTTTGCCTACGGCATCAGCGACGTGCTGACCGCGCTCATGGTCACTGGTAACTACGGCGCCGTTACCGGCATCGGCTCCGCCGCCAACTTCGACAGCTCGGACCTTCCTGCGATCCTCGCTCTGGCGAAAAACTACCGCAGCAAGAACCTCATCCTGGACGGTGGCCACCTGGCTCGCATCCAGTTCTCCGGCACCACCACCGCGGCCGCCGGAACCGCCGCGTTCCCTGACAGCCGATTCGGCCCCCTCAATAACGGCCGGTTCGGCTTCGATGTGATCGCTGAGAACAACCGTTGGACATCGGCCGAGACTAACACGGTCGGCTTCGTCTGCGGCCCTGATGCCATTGCCATCGCCTCCGGCCTGCCGGTCGGCATGATCGCCGGCGAGTTCATCGAGCAGCGCACGGTGACCACGAACAACGGTTTGAGCTGCTTGCTGTCCGTCTGGTACAGCCGCGCGAGCCGCAGCCACATGGCGTCCTACGACATCATGTTCGGCGCCGCGGCCGCGGACACGACCCAGGCCGAGGTTCTGACCACCGCCTAATCGGCCAAGTCATGAGAATCGCCACAACCATCTCGGTGGACAAGAACGGCAAGACCAAGCTCGTTTCTGGTCCCGAAGTCGACGCGTCTCTCCAGCGCGACGGCTTCAACACCGCGACCATTCCCGAAGGAGGCAAGCTCATCCTGTGGATACAGGGAGCCCTGGCACCGAAAGTTCGTAAAGGATAACGCAGACAACCTGGGGGCCTTGGCAATAGGGCCAGGGCCCCCTCTTAACAGACCAAATACAATGGCCGTTCAAACCGATATTGCTACGCAGGACTCCATGGGATTCCAAGGCGTCGTACCTGTGACTGGAACCGCGCTGAACTCCGCTGGCTACACCGCCATTCAGTTCGCCGAATCGGGCACGCTGACCAGCATCGCAGGAACCGGAATCTCTGGCACCTGGACCGGCATCACGTTCCCGGGTGGGTTCATCATCCGGGGCAGGATCTCCAGCTTCCAGCTCGCCTCCGGAAAGGCCTTGGCCTACCTCGCGCGCGCCTAATGACGCTCGACCTTACAATGTCGCTGGCATCCGACTCTGAGTCGGCCATCGACCCTTATCCTCCGGCAGCCCGCAATATGCTGCAAGAGGACGACTTTCTCGTCTTACAGGAAGACGGGACTTCCAAACTGATTTTCTCACTGATTACCGACTAACACTTTTAGACCATGCCAGACTCAAAGATTACAGCACTTGCAAGCACTGGAACCGGAACCGATCCGGCAAACGATCCGCTGGTCATCGTGGACGTTTCCGATACGTCAATGGCTGCAAGCGGTACTACCAAGAAGGTCACGCTGAACAACCTGCTGGCTTGTTCTCCCACCGCCACCCTCGCCTCCGCCACCATCACCGGCGCGCTGACTATCGGTGGAGCAACGAGCTTTCCTGCGTCTGTAATTAACACCTCTGGCGGTAATCCGGTGTTTACTCCGACTGCTGCAACACTTTTCCTGTATAGTGGTTCCAGCTTTCTTTCGATTCGCAATCAGGCAAACACGCAGGAGATTTTCAATCTAACTCCTGCCGGTGTATATACTTTCGGAGACGGCTCAGGCGGCACTCGAATGACCCTGAACTCCACGGGGCTGGGCGTGGGGGGAAGTCCTGACACCGGACTTTTCACTGTTGGAGCAACTACAGTCACCTCTGCGACTACACCCGCAGTTCGGATAAACAGTAACAAAGCTGTTTTTGTAATCACTTCCGATGGCGCGACAAACGCTGCTGGAACCACGATCAATTATTCATGGGCAAACGGTGGACAAGGACCGCTGATCTTCCGCAATGCGGCGATTGCGAACGTGATGACGCTGGATTCCACGGGCAACGTGGGCATATCCGTTACGCCGAGTGCGTGGAATGCTGGATACAAAGCGATTGAGCTTGGATCGAATGTCGGATCGTTCAGCGCGACGACTGGCATCTTTGACTCCGCGTTGAATGCCTATTTCAACACCTCCAGCCAGTGGATCTACAAGACCACCGCCGCTGCAACGCTGTATCGTCAGCAGGCTGGACAGCATCAGTGGTTCAATGCTGCTTCTGGCACAGCTGGCAACGCCATCACCTTCACCCAACCAATGACCCTCGATGCGAGTGGGAATTTGCTGATTGGGACGACGACAAATACCAACAGCTCGCGTGTTTTTGCTCGTGGAACTGCATCAAGTTCCGCTCTGGCACTTCAAGGTGCAACTGGAGATGTTGCTCTTGCTCAACTTACAGTTGGTAAGTTT